TCACTTCTTTACGATAATTGGAAAACATATTACCAGTTATTGACCGATACAACTACCGTGATTGTTGGAGCATCTGACAACCTCTCCGGTAACATTAAATACGGAGCAGATTGGGTCATGGAAAATACCAACACAGATATTAAAACAATCTATTTCAATGATAACATCGACGACTTTCCTGTATTTTTAGCGGTTACCACTTTATCGCAAAATGGAGGAACTATTTATTTTCAACAAGGAACAAATGGACCAGAATATTCAACAGACGACAAAATCACTTGGAACTTGATAGGTAATAATTCAACGAATATTGTGAATTCTGTTCCTTCTATTAATAATGTGCTAACCGTCCAATTTACTACAGATATGTCATTTACTAATGTCGAACAATATTTTATATGCGGAAGTCAGTATATTACATTTGATGGACTTAAAGATGACGGAAACAGAGCTACAATTACCTTTACTAATCTTACCAATTGTCTTGGGTTGATACAAAATGGGACCAGTGGTGCAAACGGACAATCTTCTATTACCGTACAAAATATTCATGTCGCGAGTTCGGGAACCACCACGTTGGCTAATAATGCTGGCTGGGTATGCCATCGAAGTTTTGGAAAAGGTGTTTCCGATGTATCAATAGACAATTGTTATAGTGAGGGGGATATTGTTTACAGGGCGGGCGGAATTTGCGGGAGATCTACTGGGACTAATGGTGCCGTAACCATTACCAATTGTTATAGTAAGGGGGATATTGGTGGTGAAGATGCGGGCGGAATTTGCGGGGCATTTGGTGGCCAAATTGGCACCGTAACCATTACCAATTCTTATAGCGAGGGGGATATTAGTGGTCGAAATGCGGGCGGAATTTGCGGGAATGGTGCTGGGGCGTTTGGTGGCAAGGCAACCATTACCAATACTTATAGTTTGGGGGAAATTACTGGTCCAAATGCGGGCGGAATTTGCGGGAGATCTGCTGGGTATGATGGTGGCAACGTAACCATTAATAATTCTTATAGCGAGGGGGGTATTAGTGGTCCAAATGCGGGCGGAATTTGCGGGGGTGGTGCTGGGAATGAAGGTGGCACCGTAACCATTACCAATTCTTATAGTTTGTACGCAAGTGGTGATACAACTATAGCATCGGGTGGAATGATTGGACTCAATGGTTCCGCGACATTTACAAACACTTATGGTGCGGATGGAAGTTGGAGTGACGCTAGTGCTGAATCTGTTTTATTGGGTTATCCCACACCCCAAACTAATCCAGGCGACACATGGGCTTATGATTCTAGTGGTGCCGGGTTTCCATATATTTTAAAGGTATTTTTTATTTCATTTCCAATATCAAACGTATGTTTCCCTGCGGGAACGCCTATCCATACAAACCAAGGAATTATCGGCATTCACCTAATCGACCCGAAAATCCATACCATTCGAGATAAAAAAATAATAACCGTCACAAAAACCAAAACAACACATAAATATTTAGTGTGTTTCGACAAGAACGCACTCGGAAACAACATTCCATCCCAACAAACCATCATTACCAACAACCACAAAATATTTTATAACGGAAAAATGGTAAAGACCAAATATCTTTTGGGTAAATATACCGGAGTTAAAAAGATTAAATATGAGGGACAGGTATTGTACAACATTTTGTTGGAAAATCACGACAAAATGGTGGTGAATAATTTAATATGCGAAACATTACATCCGGAAAACAGAATCACACAATTGTACAACTTATTAAATATATTACCTTCCACACAACAACAAAAAACTATACAATTTTACAACAACTACATTATTAAAAATAACATTTACGCAACTAAATAACGTAAATTATTACTTTATTATGAATAAATTACCAACAAAAAACGATTTTATTATATTTTACACCCCGAACAACATAAATACTACTCTAAGTCTAGTCTACTCTACTCTAATACGGCAACTCGTATTCGTCTTCCTCGTGACCCAAGAAACCCCAGTCCGCAAACTTCGGAACATTGTCAGGATGGAAACGGTTCTTCATCAGGTCCTCCTTGAATACCATACAACGACGCCACATCGCCGCGTAGTCGTACTCGAAAATCGCAGTGTTCGTCAACAATTCCTTAATATAAATACGACTAAGAGTATTATGATCGTCGCATTTATTTTTAAACAGCCGCAAGGCCGAAGTGTTTCCAGACAAAGAACACCAATTAATATTCAACGGATTGGCTTCAAGAAAGTCCACCGCATTGGGGTGTTGGTTGCTAGAAAACTTGGACCAAACTATTTTGTCTTTATTTTCCAGAAGAAACTCAATCGCCGCAAAGTTTCCAGATAACATACTCCAGTTTATCATTTCTTGGTTATTTATCAACATCTCCACCGCCTCGGGTGACGTGTTTAAACACAACATATCCCAGTCAATATTATCTGGATATTTTTTCAACATATAAATCGCAAACGGCGACGGGTTCATCGACAAGAATGCCCAATCAATCATGTCTTGATTTTTCACCAAGAATTCTCCCGCGGAAGAATTTCCCGAGAATTCCCTCCAGAAAATATTAGCAGGATGTTTAGTAAGCAACGTGATTGCTTCCTTGGACGTGTTTTTGGAGAGTTCCTTCCAATCGATAAGTAGGAAATATTCCTCCAGCAATTCTACTGCTTCAGGACAGGTGTTTCTAGACAACATACCCCAGTCAATCGCGGAAAGGTTGTTTCTCAAAAACGTAACCGCGTCAGGCGACGGGGTAGCCGACAAATTAGGGCGTTTGTTTCTTATCAAATCGGTGCGACACAGCGGGTCATCTTTTACTAAATTTAAAACCAACGAAACACCGCGAGTATTGGACAACAACATCATAATGGTATATTCATCCATCTCGTCATACAACAGTAGACGTATTATATTAATATCTGCTTTCTCGTTGTCGGTGTCAACCAGCTTGACACACGGACCGTAGTAATAAGCATCGGTAGACATCATTGTGTTATTTCGTTATTATTAACGTTGATGGTTATAGATAAATTACAACATATGTGTAAAATGTTTTCAATTTTATGTTATAATTGCAACCGATTGAAATATAATTAAAATTTTTTAACACCAAAATTTTTATTATATTACTATATTAGATGCCAAGTAAAAAAATAATGTCCGTTAGAAGAAGGACAGAAAAAAAAGCAAAGAGTAGAAAAAAGTTAAAAAAGAGAAAGAGTAGAAAAACATTACGAAAATACGGTGGCGGAGACGTATTTAAAGGTTGTGCTCGGTGTGAAACGCTGTTTGAATCTGATGAAAAACCGCTTGGTGGAGGATTTGGCGGGGTTATTTGTTATAAGCATAGAAGTTGCAAGTCTTGTTGGTTTGGTCCTGAACTTGATACTAATTGGGATCTGGATGCCCCAACAAAAGGAGAAAGGAATAAAGAAACAAATTTAACCAAAAATATTCCTTTGACAAAAGACCCATTTCGCAAAAGAATACCTCACTGTCCCGGTTGTTATAAAAATTTACCACCATTTAATTCTACCGAAACTATTGGTAAAGAAAATTCAGGCGGTGTTATTGAGATTGATTGAAATACACAATTTTTTTTATAAATCACCAGTTGGAATCATTTTACAAGACATAATGTCTGCCCTTAGAAGATTATGGGGTGGAGAAGAAACGCCTGATATAGAAAATCAATATTGTGATTATTATATGGGAAAAGAGGTTCATATGATGAAAGACAAAATATAATTAATCATAATGGATAATGCTGGAGGACACAGAAACAATTATGTATGGAATGCTATTACCGAAAGTGGTAATCAATATTTACATTCCGTCCCATATACCCCAATCACCAATCCCATAGAAGCGTTCTTTAACCAAGTAAAACATTACCTCAAACAGAATAAGAGCGTATTACGTTATAATGAATTGAATAAATCGGTAGAGAACGCAATCGCAAAAGTAAAACCTGAAAACTATAAGAACTATTTCAACTACGCGTATGATAAGGAACAATTCAAACCTCCATCTAAACGCTCAACCAGAAGGAGAACTTTGAAGAAATATAAGAAGGTATAATAACATAAAAACAAAATCATAATATATTATAACTGAACGAATGCGAGAAAAATTAGAAACGAAATATCATACAGAACGCGAAGACATATGTAATAGATTAATTAACATTTTAGAATTAGATGAAAACCATTCTATTTTACTTAATGTCTTGGAAAATGATACTGATAAGCAAACAAAAATATTGGATATGAAAAATGAAATACAAAAGTATTTTGCGGTTAGTTGTTTATCACCTTTCAAACCAAACGCAACTTGTAATACAGAAACCGTATTCGTAGGAAAAAGAAGGGTGTTTTAGAACCCATAGCAAGAATGTCTAATATCCATAGTGTAATCCGTTGTAAAACCAACGAGTGTAAATTATGCTGTCTGGATAGGGACATAAACGCTTCAAAGAACATATTGGGATTGCTCCTCAACCAGTATAGAGGAGAAGAAAGACCATTATGTTTCAAACCAGCAAAAATTGGCGTTATACCTCGTAAGAGCGATAAGCGTCCAAAGGCGTGTGATTCGCCATTACAACCTTGTTGATTTATTTTTTTGCCGTCAAAAACGGCGTTTTAAATCTTCAAGGGTGTAACTAGAAGACTATATGAAAATCTAGACATTTTTAAAAATATATTTTAACAAAAATAATTCAAAATATCTTTATCCGAAACAATATAAATGTTGTTATATATTTAATATAACAACACCCAAGTATGAGTACCACCGAAACCCCTACAGACAAAAATACGCATGCGTATTATACAAATAATGGGTTTAAATATTGCGAATGGTCTGGAGAGTGGTCATACGATGACATTAACACAGATTCAACCACCCGATCTATTAAGAATGGGTTAAACGTAAAATTCATTTTTTTCTATACCGACGAGTGTCGTGAAAGCAACGCATACAGACCTAAATGGGACTCATTCAAGAATGCGATTGACGGAAAAACCATCGAGGGAAATATTGTCCGCTGCTTAGAATACGAATGCACCGTTCCAAACGACCACCTAGCGTGCCTTATTGAAAAATACGATGTCACCGAATATCCGTCCGTAAAACTGGTCTCTAATTACCCGAATAAAACCGATACGATGGCGTTGTTGGAACCAATATTTAAGTACAGAATTTCTCTTGACACACCATAATCAATTATCCAAACACGTTTTCGAACGAATAAGTCACATAAAGAAACCCGTCTATGTCCTTATTTAGTGCGTATATATCCCCGACCAATTTATAAGACGATGGGATGGTTTTATTGGTAAATATAAATATCGCCTTTTCGCACGGCAATTTCATTCTTTTTCTTATAACGAACACGAGTTGCCCCATGGTGAGGTCTTTCGGGACCAAAAACTTCTTTTTATCTAAATAGGGGACCTCATCAATAAACACATTCGCCTGTTCGCAAATAACGGGTATTCTGTCTGGATAATTGGCTAGAACTCGTTTTGATTCATCCCGTCTATCTCTAAAGGAGTGTTCCGACTTAAATCGCTTGTTTCCTGAAAACATAATTATTATACAACAATTATGTTTAACTTTATTTCCGAAATAAATATTATAATTTACACCTTTCGACTTTTCTTATGTCGTCGTGTTTTTGTGATTTTCCTCATATTTTTACAAATAGGACAACCGCAACTCGATTTGTGTCCGTTTCCTTTTCTAATTCGGCGTGTTTTTTGTTTCCCTCCCACAACCATCTTTTTCTTTTCTTCCTTTTCTTCGTTATCCTCGTCCTCACCACCACCGTGTTTTTGTGTTTTTCTACCGTGTTTATTTTTCATATTTTTACAAATAGGACAATCACAATCTGGTTTATGCCCGTTTTTCTTTTTTGGTCCGCCTTTTAATTTCAACATTTTTTTTTGCCTGTCTTCCTCGTATCCTCCTCGTTCGTGTTTCTTTTTTATGTTTTCGCATATATGACAATCACATTTCGTGCGATGTCCGTTTTTCCTTTTCGCGCCACCTAAATAATCGGTCATTATATAATATATCCATAGAATAAGTATTTCAAAATATAAAATATCAAAAAACGAAACAAAATGAGATGACCTATTCTAAATATTCTAACTACTCCTTCTTTACAAATTCCTTTTTGGAAAACCGAAACTTGGGGTTCGATTCGCACATCAACGCACCACCCTTGATCCCCTTTACGTTTACCGCATAAGTCTTGTTGTTTACAACCGACAAGTTGAACTCAACGTATTCACCCTGCACCAATTGCTTATATTGTTGATTGTCAACAAAAATTCCGCTATGATGGACAAACAAATCGGTTCCTTGGTTGGAACCATCAAGACTGGTAATAAATCCATACCCGTTTTGTGAGTTAAACCATTTTACTTGTCCGGTTAGTGTCTCGGTGTTGGTGTCTTGTTCTGCTGACATATTGTTATAATTATAATTGGTTAATTATCTTTAATATGGTTTAACAAATATATTACAAATTATATATAAATCCGCTTGTTTCTAACCTGAATTTTTTGTCGTTATATTTAAAACGGAGTAAATATTCATATAATATTTTAGACAATACCGATTCCACCATAAAATATTTAAATTGTCTGTCATTTTTGTCAATTATGTATTTAAATATATTATAACATATTCCTTGTTGTCTATATTCGGGTACAACACAAATGCTAAAAATGGTGATGTATCGCGTGTCCTTTTTATAAAAAATCAACTCCCCGAAATCACATTCAAAAACGACCTTTCCGTCGGCATAGGTGGAGTATTTTTCATAATATGTGTCGATTATTTTTATAAATTCTTCCATTATTTAGATATTTGATATAGTTTTATGTCTTTTGTGTTAAGTAATAAACGTGTGACAATATAAATCTCTCCAAGTCGCTTTCTTTATTTACATCAATATCACTTTCATCTACCGTTGAAAAATCAAGTAATTCGATGGAATTAAAAGTAATGTATTCAAATACACACGTCATATCAATAACAGGTTTGTCGTGATTAATCAATAACGAAATGTTGTTTGTTTTCGCCATTTTTTTGGCGTAATTACAAATTAACATAGATATCATCTTTAATTTTTTGTTTTGTTGTCTATCAGCATTTCCAGAAGCAACGAGAGAAATCCCATATATGGAATTTAAATATTCACGCATTATCTCGTATTTTGCGGATTGATTTTCCATTATATTATAATATAATAACCATTATTTATATTATTATTATTATAAATAATTTTTAGAAAGGTGTGTCATAAAATAATTTATATATAAATCATACTTGGGAATTTCGTTAAATTCTATTTTTTTAATAATTTTTATAAAGTTTGCCAATATATTTGGCAACTGTGGTGTTTCCAAAATTTGTTCTTTCATTTTCATTATTTTGTTATTTTTAATTTCAACGCATTCGTCGTCGTGTGTATTTCTCCACGGCAAATTGCCAAAATAAAAATAGACCAGCATATACGAAAGAGATTCCAAATCATCTCTTCTACTCAACGAAATGTGTTTATGAGCATTAATGCTCGCATACGTTAAACTTCCAATTAAACCATTTGTTTTTTTTATCCCACAATGAGTATCGTTTAAAATATAATGACGACTTAACCCAAAATCGATAATATAAAGTTCTCTGCTTTCCTTATTTAATCCAAACAAAAAATTTTCCGGTTTAATGTCTCTATGTATAATCCCTGCCGAATGAACGTCTTTTAATATTCGCAAAATTTTAATTCCAATTTTCAAGACAACATTTAATGAAAATGTGTTATATTCTGTTATAACATTTTCCAACGATCGCCCAAGCAACTCTATCACTAGGTAATAATTAAGGTTGTCCTTTCCAAACCATTTTAAACTAGGAATATGTTGAATGTTTTTCAAATGGTTGTATATAATGGTTTCATTTTTCAATAATGACAATTCATTATTTATGTTGTCCTTTTTAATAGCAACACCTTCGTTGGTTCTTATGTTGAATCCATTGTAAATGGTGCCAAACGTTCCGTTTCCTATTTTATTTAATATGTTATATTTCTTATTTATTATTTCATCTGTCATAATAAGTTACTACGTTACTTGTCTAAACTAATTTAGTATCATTTAATTTATATATACAATGATTGGTTAGTTACCACAAATTTTAATATCATATTTGGGATTTCTTTCAAATTACTTAAAAATGTCATATTTCCAGTCATTTCCGCAATTTTCTCCATTTCGTTGGCGATGTTGGAAATTTTTAATACTGCCTTTACAAATTCGCCCAAACAAATTTCCTTTTCCTCGGACATCCGCTGGATGATTATCTTGCACATTTCTACGTTGTCACAATCACACCACGTGTCCAAATATGTTAGCAAATCGTAATTTATGGTGTAATCAAAACCAGTATTAATGTGGTACGTCGTTTCCTTGTCACAATATTCTTCGTAGAGGTTTGTTAGCAAATTTACTATTTTTTTTACTTCAACATCGTCTGTATTTGGGAAATGGTCTTTGGCGTCTTCATGAACCTTAATATTTGTAAAAATGCTGAAAATAGCAACCAGTTGCTTCGAAGATAGATTATCCAACAAGTTGTCTTCCAATATTTTGGAAACCGAAAGACAATGTGTTTCTCTTAATTGAGATGAAATCTTGCCCTTTGTGGTAAGATTATACGTGGGAATGTCACCTAATTCACATTCAACACATTTTTCGTCGGTTAAAAGGGAAATCATGTTATCGATGCCGGTCTTAATGTATCTATTAATATCGTCTATATGTAGTTTCAATTTGGATATTTCGGTTTCCTTTGCGGTTTTTTTTTGGTATGTTAATTTATCCTTCTCCGCAAATTTATAATTATCGCTAATATGCTGAAGTTGTCGGTCAATTTCTTTTCTTTTCTTATTAACTGCCGTTTTTTGTTTTAGTTGAAGGTCTATCAACTGGTCTAGCACATCATTCGGCGTTCTCAAGTTGTCAACAGACGTTTGAATGACGTTCAATTCTTGAGACACCTTAAAAATCTGATTGTTTAAATCGTCGACCTGATTATCCAAATTGCCTTTTATCATGCTCCCGCTAGCAAAATGATGCAAATCGTTGTTCCCAATATCAATCATATTTAAAACCAAATTATACGAGATTTTAAATTTAGATGTTAGCGTTTGTGCTTTTCCGTTCATCATCTGTTTATAACTAACGGAATCCACATCCCGGAACAAATTGTTTAAATGAATAACGTGTCCTATTTTATCCAGACCAAGTCTTCCGGCCCGGCCGGCTGATTGGGTATATTCGTGACTATACAATGTTCGTTTGCATATCCCGTCGTGCTTATTGACATCGGTAAAAATACACGTTTTAACCGGCAAATTGAGACCAATCGCAACAGATTCTGTGGCGAAAAGAAGTTTAATATATCCCTTTGAAAAGAATATCTCTACTATTTCTCTCAATATGGGAAGCATTTTTGAGTGATGGGTTGCGATTCCCTTTTCTAAAAGGGCAACCAAGTTCAAATATTCGGGCAAATGAATGTATTCTTCAAAATTAGACAACTTGCTTCTTAAAATTTGCTCGCATTCTCGTCGGGCAATGTATGGAACTTTGGAATCAAACTCCAGAAGATTGGTGCTAACTTCCCGGCAGCTCGTTTCTATTTGTTTTATGGAAAATATATAACAAATAGCAGGCGTCATCTCGTGTTCTGTCAAATATTTGGATACTTGGTTTAACACGTGTGGTCTTTTTGCGTGAACCTTGTTAGAATCAAACAATTTTAGCATTTTCTTCATATTAAAAAAGTTTTCGTCGTTGAATTTACCTGAAGCATCTTGAATTATGTGTGGTTTATTGATGATTCCGTTAATTTCTGCCTGGATGCTCTTGTCCTTGACACTTTTAAATATTCCTTGGGTGGTAGTAATGAACGAGTAATGAATCAGTGGGACTGCCCTTGTTTTTTTGGTAGTTAAATAAACTATTTTTGTCTCGTCGGTCGATGTGTTGTCTCTATTTTCGAGCCAGGATGCGAATTTAACTGGGTCGTCGAGGGTTGCCGACAGTCCAATCATTTGAATATGTCTCGGCAAAAGCATAATGCTGTTCTCCCATACAGACCCTCTGGATTCGTCGTTGATGTAATGTATTTCGTCAAAAATTACACACCCGAGTTCCGTCTCAATATCCATTTCAAACGAAACAGAGGAACTAATTTTGTCTTTACTTTTAATTTGGTATAATTTATTTAAAAGTATCTCGGTGGTCATTACAATCACATCTGCGTCTGGGTTGTTGCGAATGTCTCCAGTGATGATTCCGACGCTGATGTGCGGATATTTTTGAGAAAAATCGCTAAATTTTTGATTGCTCAAACTTTTAATGGGGGAGCAGTATATCGTTTTTTTACCGATGGAGTGAAAATAGTCCAACGCAAATTCGGCCGGCAAACTTTTCCCGCTTCCGGTAGGACAACAAGCAAGCACGTGTTGACCTTCCACGATTGCCTCGATCGCCCATTTTTGAAATATGTGTAGAGGATACTTGAATTTTTCAAAATGTTCCTTGTATTTGTCTTCGTTCTCACTTGGATAATTTATTACAGAACATTCTTTTACCATAATGGGTGTTATATTATTACGTGTTATTGGTTTATATCATTTTATGATAACAAATATTATTCAGGTCTTCGTAAAAAGTCAATAAACACGAATTGTAACATAATTTGTTAGGATACACAATGTAGTGATAATATTTTTATTTTATTTTGTTAGCATAAATAAATAATATTGAATAATCCTGAAAACTTCGTACTCTTGTTTTTTTCGGGAAAGTTTTTTGTAAATTTGAAAAATGGACATTTATAAATGTCCAAAATCGATATGGCCAAAAAACTTTCCCAAAAAAAATAACGTTGTGACCATAAAAAATTTTTACGCTCTCCCCGTTTTTTTATTTTTATTTTTTTGTTACCATAAAAAAAATATTAAATTTTATAAAAACTATTTAGCAACTTTTAATGTCATCAATGTATAGAAACAAATGATGACAAAAATTTGCGAAAAAGTTGCGAATGTATTATATTGTTCAAGTTGTGACTATACAACGTCACGTAAAAGTAGTTATAATAAACATATACTAACCCATAAACATAAAATGATGACAAATGATGACGCAATGATGACAGATGTTGTCACCACAAAAAAATCAAATATTTGCGAATGTGGTAAAATATTTAAATTCCGTCAAGGATTACATGTTCATAAAAAAAAATGCCATAATGATGTCTCTTATGCGGCAGAAGAATATGATACCAAAAAAGAAGATGAACTAAACAACAAGGAACTCATTATGATGGTTATCAAACAAAATACAGAATTAATAAAAGAAAATAGCGACTTAAAAACTATGATGGTGGAACAGTCTAATAAAATTATGAAGGTTATAGAGAACGGTACTCATACAAATAACAATACAACAAATAACAATACCAATTCGCATAACAAGACATTTAATCTTAATTTTTTCTTGAATGAAACATGCAAAGACGCAATGAATATTACTGATTTTGTTGAATCTATTAAGTTGTGTTTGTCCGATCTAGAGGGAGTTGGCGAACTTGGTTATATAGAAGGCATCTCTAATATAATCGTAAAGAATCTCAAAGACCTTGATGTTACTCAAAGACCTGTTCATTGTACTGATAAGAAGAGAGAAACAATGTATGTTAAAGATGAAGATAAATGGGAAAAAGATGAAAAACAGAAGAAAATGCACAATATGATTAGAAAAGTGTCAGTTAAGAACGCTAGAATGTTACCCAAATTCAGAGAAGTTCATCCAGACTGTATCAAAAGTGCTTCTCGCTTCTCGGACCAATACAATAACATTATTATGGAAGCAATGGGTGGAAGTGGAGATAATGAGGTTGAAAAGGGAGAGAAAATAATCAAAAAGGTCTCCAAGGAAGT